ATATAGTCGCCAACAATTAGATCTGTTTGGAAGGACGTTCCAACACCAACCACAGCAGTTGAACTTGCGGTGACCGATCCGGCAAAACGAGTATTACTAGTGTACTGAGGTTCAATGTCAGCTGTAAAACTTAACTGGGGGTCACTTGACACATTGAAGTAAACTGACTTAACATGTCTGTCAAATGATACTCCAGCATTCATTTTTATATCAAACAATCCCAATTTATAAACAGCTGTTGTCAGCCCAATTGTACCACCATGCCATTCATAGAATCGAGCACGAGCTGTACCAACAACAGTACCAACACCAGTCCCTTTTCCTGCCGATCCTGTTAGTCGATCATATAGATCAACCCTAACAAACGTATCCACAGGAGGTAAACTGTTTGTGTTGTTTACCAAAATGTAGTTGCCTATCGTCGCTGGAATAACTGCGTTGTCAACTTGGACAAACTCGCGTGACTTGTCTACCTCAACATACTCAGTAGCAATCTTTTCAATTTCATATCCCTCTACATAGGCTTTACCTGGCTCAAGACCCACAGCAAGCTTTGACTCATCACCGCCATTAGCAGGAGAGTACACACCACGATTGTAAAATGGGTTTTCATTATATTCCCATTGAACTCCAGTCGATCCAGGACCGTCAAAAGCATTGCCGGATGAGTGAGAAGGAGCAAAATTAATTGATGTCGCCGAGTTTTTAGCCACATATGTGGTGCCATTGCTCACTACAACATCGCCAATTAGATATGCAGTAGATGTAGACCAATCCCCACGATTATTGCTCCTGTGTTCGCGAATGTCAATAGTGAAGTTACGCACCACATAGTTACCGGACTCGTCGTATGTACGGCGAGCAAATGTCTTCTCGAGTTCAGAGTACTCAGTTTTCGTGACGTGGCGTTTAATTACGCCAGTGACTATTTGTGCAAGTTCAACAAAGTTTTCATCATCTTCTGAATTAATTGCACGAGTAGATAAAATTAATTCAATATAGTAGCGATGTGCACCAGGAGCAGCAAAGTTGTAGCTGCCTTGAGCATTGTCGAGTAGTTTTTCATACCCCTGATCTTCAGGAGCGACTGTTTCACCATTAACATTTAAACCAATACGAGCTGTCGCTAAACTACTGTAACGATCTATGACAGCAGTTTGATTTTCAACTAATACAAAGAACCCTTTGATATAATACACACCTCGAGTAATTGTTGCAATAGTACCTGTACCAACTGGATCTACTGACGCAGCTTGAACTGTATTAACACCGATGTTGAGGACTTCGTTTGACCCAAATACCTTAGATGTGTTGTTAGTGCCAGATGATGTATACTTAACATATATTGTAGCGGGATCATCTTCCGCAGCAGCGGCAACGGCAACCACTAAAGCAGTTACACCACTCTCACCAATAGCAGTGCGACCCACTAAGTTATTTAAAAATGGGTCTATGTTATTGCCTAGATACGTTGGCTGAAGTTTAACATATCCAACCGTGTTATCGATTGACATCTCACCAGGAATGACCATTGCACCATCTTTGAAGATGTGGTCACCATGACGTTTAATTTGTTGCTGAAGGATAGTTTGTAATTGAGTTAGCTCTCGAGCTTGTACAGCAAAGCTTGGCCTAAAAAGGATTCTATAAAATTTGTCGTTTTCGTTATAGTCGTCAAAGTAAGGATTGGCGTTAAAATTTATCATGATTCCTATGTCTCGATGTAGGTTCTGACAGCAACAACTTGTTCAGCAGTAGGAGAAAATGGTTCTGTGTTAGATAAGAATAACAAGTCTCCACTATATTTATCAGCCGTCGGAAAAGACTCCACAAAAGTTATTCCATATTCAACTTGGGGATCGTCTACGCGTTGAAACGATCCAACTGGTATTTCGTATCTATAAGAAAGCTGTTGTACAGTAATTAAGTTGCCGCTTTTAGATATAACACGATAACTTATTACTCCATTTAGCAATAGGTCATCTGGTTCTATAGTTGTAGCATCACTTACCTGAATGTCAAAGGAGATAAAATATCTAATATCAGTTAATCGACGCCCACCTAACAGGTCGACTGGATTTTTAATAATACCATATTGCCTGTAGTCCTGTCCAATATTACTCAATTCAATATCACCTTGAAACAGGCTGTATACAGAAAGTACGTTACCATACAACTCTTCAACAGCATCGAACCCATGTCCTTTGATTGGAGGGAGGATTGCATAGGCTTCGGCGTCTGTAAAGGATGTTGAAGGCGGTCTAATAGAATCAGTAATCACCACCTGGGCTCTTGTATAGCCATATCCAGGAGCAGTCATATTAATCTTTACCACTTGACCGTTTTCAATCACGGGGACGGCCTGAGCACCAATACCATCACCTATAATAGATATTGTAGTGAGGCTACTATATGAGTCACCTGATTGTGTCAGGCGAATGGTGTGTATTGCTCCCGGTATTGCTGATTGCTCAACAATGGATTGGTCCGATATAAAGTCTGATTGTAAAAACACACCCTGAACCACAGCTCCTGTACCAGCTCCGACAACAAGTAGGTTAATGAACGAGTATCCAATACCAGCGTTCTCAACCACAACATCAACAATTTCACCGTCAAGAACCACTGGAGCAAAGGAAGCTCCTTCTCCATCACCTTGCACCACAATGGATGTGCTTGTATCAACATCATATGTTTGACCTGGATCTTCGATAGTAAAGTTCACTACCTTACCTTGGAAAGCAAATGCTTTAATTACAGCTTTGGGGTTACCGTATAACCCTTCACCCACAGGAATGTCTTCCACGATAGTAATCGTGGGATCTGAGGCATATCCAGAACCAGAATTAATTACAGATACACTTAGAATTGAACCTGTTGTTCTAGATATCACAGGTCTTACAACACACGCTTCTGTGGTAATGCTAATCGTGTCCGAAAGGGTATAATTTAAACCACCATCGATAATATCAATACCTGTAATATCACCATCCACTACTGTAAGCTCGAACACCGCACTCGATCCGTTAATAGTATTAATTATAACAGAAGCTGGGTTATCTACTGTGGCGTAGTCTGAACCACCATTTGTTAAAGTAACTCCAGTAATCTCACCTTGGGCCGATACTGAAGCAATAGATGCTGTGGCACCCGACCCCACTCTTGTATTTTGAACTACAAGAGTAGTTAAAAGAGTCTCAGTATATCCCGATCCTGCAGAAACAACCACTGCTTCTTCGATTGATCCACGACTGTAAAAGTTATCTGATATTGCTCGTTGTACAGGAATAAAACTACGAGCAGAGAATTTTCTGCGTTTAAAAGTAGGGATGTTGTACATATACTTCCACAGATAACCATCAGATGTGTTGAAGGCAACCAAAGGAGTGCCAGCAGGCTCTACTGTAGATACTGTTTCGTTATTGTTGTCGAGACATTTGTAGACGTTAAACTCACTATTAAGAACAAAGAAGTTTGTATCTTGTAACGCTCGTGTATGATCCCACATCTCATAAACCAGATTGGGTTCCCATATATTACTGTATGTAACCAAAGACACGTCGTTTGGGACGATGCGTCTTAGGTATAGCAAATTGTCGCGAGTATCTACGTCCTCTTGAGCAGAGTTGATCGGATCAGGAGGATTGAACTCATCCTCCCAAGGTTCGACCTTGCCCAAGAAGTAGTAGAAAAAGGAACGTTGGTTGTATATCTCGTTAATAAGTGAACGAGCAATACTTACCTGAAACCCTGGCTTTAAAACAGAAGTAACCATATTAGTTGATTGTCACGTTCCAGTTAATCGTCAAAATATCACCCTCTTCCTTGTTAATAACAGGGAATGTGGTACGGCAAAGCATTGTGCCACCAGTAAGAGCATTAAAAATACCAGCTTCCACAATAGCACCAGTGCCCACACCAGCAGCAAATGTTGCAACATACGTAATTGTTGCGTTGGATCGAGTTGAAGAAGAGAGAGCGACGCGGTTGCCGATCTGACCACCTAATGCTGTGTTACCTACTGCAGGAGCTGTGCTTGAAGTACCAACAGCCATGTGACTCATTACTACACTACCTGTACCGATCAAGCGATCAGCAATTAGGTTTTTACCAACTGTAACAACTAGGTTAGGTTGAGTGAATTGTTGTTTGATGGCACCAAACTTGTCAAAAAGAATGAAAGTTGGCGTACCGATAACGCTTAAGTTGTCTTGTTGAATAATCATTTATATTCTCCTATTCGGGGATTGTGGTTGTTACAGATACTAGTGCGTACCTACTAGGGTATTCTATATAATCACTTGCAAAGTATTCTAACGTTTCCTCAGAAGAAGTATCTGGAGAAAATGCAATAACCGTCGATACTATTGGTTTTGTAGATCTCTTGGATGATACTTCCTGTGTTAAAACTTCATCTGTTGTATATTTAGCTGTTGTTTTACTTGATACTTCTATAGCCTCTACAGTATTATCAAAAATCTTTATTGGCCTGTTTGATATGATATCTATTACTAATGCAGTGTCTTGAACGTCAACAGAGGTACCTTTAAACAGCTGATCCAGAGTTGTTATTCCATCAGGACCCAGTATTGAAGATATATCCTTTGTAAGAGCTTCGTCAGCAAGCACGTCGTCAACAGGAAACTTTAAGTAATCACGTTGTGTAATTGTGTCTGTTGGTGATGCCAGTAACGTTAGAAGTTCATATGTATTATT